GTCCGAATCAATCGGGAACGGTTTGGAGGAAGAGATTGAAAACTTTAAAAATGAGCATTACGATTTAAAAGTTGTATTTATTGATACTCTGCAAATGGTGCGTAACGAATCGAAGTCAGGCTACGGTACTGATTACAAAGAACTGTCTGTGCTGAAAGCACTTGCGGATAAGCTTGGTATAGCTATAGTTCTGGTTCATCACACACGAAAGTGTTCCGACGGCGATCCATTCAATATGATCTCAGGCAGTACAGGCTTAAGCGGTTGTGTTGATGGCAGTATGGTTCTGATTGAAAGCAAGCGCGGAAGTCGAAAAGCTAAACTGTATTGCGTAGGTCGTGATATTGAAAATCAAGAGATCAATGTTGTGTTTGAAAGGAGCAGATGGAAAGTGTCTGATGAGATTAAAAATATCGAACCTGACTATTTTTCATTTGCTGTTCACGACTTTATGGTAACTCAGAAAAAGTTTAAAGGCTCTGCTACTGAACTTGCTGAAAAGTTATCTGCTCTGCTGGACAAAGAAGTGTTTTCAAATCGTGTCAAAAAAGATTTAATTCAGCACGCTTATGAATTGCTGGATTACGGAGTAACGTTTGAATCCAAACGCAGCAACGGACAGCGAATAATTATTCTGAATTACGATATGAAAAGTGACAGCAGTGACGGCAGAAATCTTATGCCGAAGGAGTGTGAAAACGCTGACCCTGCTGTCACTTGCGGTAACAGTGAAATGCTTGAAAAGCCTTTAAATACGTTGCTTGCGATTGATGAGTACGAAGTTGAGGCAGAAAAATCCGCTGTCACTGTTTGTGATTCTGCCGACCCTGTTGATGACGTTACTGACCCTGCCGCTAATGAAGTTTATGAAATCGAGTTAATGAGCCTTGATGAAGTACTGCATATGTCTGCTAATAAAATAAGAAGTCAGCTTGCGAATAAGGGGATTGAAATTCCGCCGTTTGAAACGCAAAGAAAGGCAACGTAAGCCGATTTGCGTGGCTTGAATTTTTGTCGGGTAAGTCTAGCAGAAACAGCTTAAAAGCCGACACAGGCTATTTGTGAGCCGCTGTGGGCGATATGTGGGAGAGGTTTTAATTCTGATAATAAAAGGCGATTGTCAATCTGCACAAATACCGGATATGCAGAGGTTAAAGTAAGCATAACTAATAATTTGCAAGTTAAAGCGACGGTGTCGCACTCACAGCGGACAGCAAAGCTGACCGCAATATTTTGCCGAAATTACGGAGGTTTTCGGCTCTCGAGTAAAAGGAGTCTTAATTTGCAAAAGTATGAAACGGAGGTGTCGCAGCAAGTAAAAAATCAATAAAAATGCGGAAATATCGCCCTTTGGAGTGTGCACCAAAAGGTAATACCGCAGGAAACGGAGGTAATTATGGCAAAGAAAATAGGAATAAGCTTAGACAATGAAACTTTGGAACTTTGTGATGAGTATGCGGAGAAAACTTCGCACTCACGTTCAGAATTTATAGCCAAGGCGATAAGGGAGTATGTTTCCTCAATTGAAGTCGGCAGGCAGAAGAATATCATCGCAAAAAATCTTGCAGATGAAATCGTGAAAGGTAGCGAGGCAGGGATAACTAAAATCTCAAAAGGCTTGTTCAGATACGCAGTTGAGCTAGAAATTGTGATTATGATACTGTCGGAGCTGGCTGATATTCCTCCGAAAGTTATAGCGGAGTATCGCAAGGAGGCGGTGCGTAACGTTCGCAGGACAAGGGGTAAAGTTAACCTTGACGATTTGATTGCAAGGAACAACCGTGAATTTGCCGAACAAAATATAGCTGAAAATTCTTGCGAATATGGCGAAGGTGATGTTATCGTTAACGCCTATGAGGTTGATGATAACGAATTGTAAAATCGGTGCGTATCAAATTCGCACAAAAAATTTAAAACGAAAGGACTGAACTGATTTGTTTACACGAATTTTCTCAACATTTGTTCCGATATATATCGGAGAGCAGGAGGTATATGGACACAAATATTATAGAAAGAAACGAAAGCTGTTGCTCCGGCAGCATAACGCAAACTGAGGATAAGTATATCAAAAGTCGTTCCGAGATCATTGACGGAATTGTTTACAACATCAACTCGGTGTTTGATATGACCTCAAAATCCACAGCTGAGGACAAGCTGAAATATTTGCTGAGATCCGCCGCTGAAAAATTATCATAAATTTATAGATTATCGCTGGACTTTCAGAATCGATTGTGATATACTATCTGTAATCTCAATCGGTTTGACAGAGTCCGCATAATGGACGGAAAGAGAGGTTAATAATGTCAGACACGAATAAGATAACGGCTTTGTATTGCAGGCTCAGTCACGAGGATGAGCTTGCGGGAGAAAGCAACAGCATTTCAAATCAGAAAGATATACTTCAAAAATATGCCGATGAACATGGATTTTACAACACCGCGTTCTACATTGACGACGGGTACACGGGAGTAGATTTCGAACGTCCTGCATTCAAACGCATGATAGACGATGTGGACAACGGCAGGATCGGCACAATAATTACAAAGGATCTCTCAAGGCTTGGTCGAAATCATCTGCACGTAGGATTATACACAGAGGAATATTTTCCGCGCAGAAATGTCCGCTATATTGCGATCAATAACAATATTGATTCCGATAATCCGGATTCCTCCGCTGTCGATATGGCGGCATTCTACAACATTTTTAACGAATTCCACGTCAAGGATACAAGCAGAAAAATTAAGGCAAGCTGTGTAATAAAATCCGAAAGAGGGCAGAGAGTCGCTTCACGTCCGCCTTACGGTTACATGAAATCTCAGGAGGATCACAACAAAATTCTGCCCAATCCCGAAACAGCGCTGGTCGTAAAATATATTTTTCAACTATGCGCTGATGGCTTGGGTCCGGCTCAGATCGCGCACAGGCTTGAGGAAGAACAGATATACACTCCTGCGATGTACGAGTACAGTCAAACGGGAAATGTTATTTCTAACTTTGATACAAGCTATCCCTACCGCTGGAATCCGACCGCAGTTGCAAATATTTTGGAGGACGTCAGCTATCTCGGACACACTTGTAATTTCAGGTTCGGCAGAGCGTCATACAAAGACCATCGGAAATTAAAGCTACCCAAAAGCGAGCACAAGCTGATTGAAAATACTCATGAGCCGATAATCGACATTAATATATGGGAGATAGTTCAGCGACTCAGGCAGAGCAAGCGTAGGTTCACAAGGAGCGGAGAGAAAAGTATTTTTGCCGGAATAGTCTTCTGTGCGGACTGCAAACAGAAGTTATATTTTCACAGACACGCAAGAGAGAAGTCTGAAAACTGGAAATTTATCTGTTCTTCGTATCGAAAAAATAGTCGGGAACAATGTACCATGCACGGTATTAAGGAAAGTCATCTCAAGGAAATCGTACTGCATGAAATACGGAATGTGACTGCGTTTGCGAGAGAACGTACAGATGATTTTGCTGAGTATATCAGTCGGGAGTCAAATACTGCTGCTAAAAAAGAGCTGTCCGAAGCTAACAAAAAACTGAAAAAGAGCGAGAAAAGGCTTGCCGAGGTCGGAATAATTTTCAGAAAGCTGTACGAAGATCACGTTCTTGGTACGATTGATGATGATCAGTTCAGAATGCTGTCGCAGGGATACACTGATGAGCAGAATCAGCTTAAAGCGGAAATATCAGACTTGAAGCATACGATGCAGGAGCTTCAATCCCAGACGGCTAACACCGCAAGATTTGCTGCGCTTGCTAAAAAGTACACAGATATTACAAAATTAACTCAGGAAATCTTACACACGTTTGTATCGCGCATCGAGGTTCACGAAAAGCTGAAAGACGATAACGGCAGTATCACGCAGGAAATCGATATTTACTTTACTCATATCGGAATTGTAAAGTAGACAAAAAGAAAACGGAGAGCATTAGTCTGAATAAATCAGATGACTCTCCGTGATACATAAGTTTAGGGTCGTTCCCTATTTGTGCCGCGATAATACGAGCTTTTCGAGGTGTGCATCTATTTTATTGCACAAGTATGGTGCGGGTGACAGGACTTGAACCTGCTATAATCAGCTTTCAATGCACGATTTTACGCTATTTTGCATTTTTCGTGTCATGTTTTGTGTCATATACACTTTGAAAATAGTCGTCGATAACCTTATCGACACGTTGGCGATCATCATCGAAAGTCTGCTGATAAACTGACCTTAGTGTGCTGGTATTACTCCAACCTCCCCGCTCCATTGCGTATATATCGGGAATATTCAGCTTTGCCATAACACTTGCACTGATGTGTCTCAGGTCATGGAAAGTAATGCAATACCCTGATGACCTTGTGATTTTTACGAGTCTGTCATATATTCGCTTAGGATTGTACTGTACGACATAATCGTCAGGGCTGAGTTCCAATGCGTCAATCAGCTCGACAAGTGGTTTACCCAGTCTTACTTGCCGATTACTCTTATATGTTTTTGCTTGTTTCTTTACTGTCAGCTTATTGCCAACCATAACGCGCACCTGCGACAGTGTCAAGACATCTCCAGCTATATCCTTGCGGCGTATTCCCTGTATCTCTGACATTCGCAATCCGCCCCATACTGCAAGTAACACTGGTATTTCAATATCTGTGCCACGAAACAGTTCAATAATTGTTTCGGCGTCAGGCAAGCTTTTAAACGTTCTAGTTTTTTGTGGTAGGCGTATTTTGCCGAGTTTAATATCAACATCATGATAGGTCATTACCGCTGTGAAGAAGCCATATACATTTCTTACAGTTTTTGCGGACCTTACGACAGCAATGCTGTTCACCCAATCTTGCACAAGTTGTGGCGTAATATCATTTAACCGCATATTTGCAAATCTGTCAAAATGGTTTCTGAGTTCCGATTTGTATTCATGTATCGTGGTAGGCGATAGAACAGGTGTTTTAATCTCAATGTATTCCTCTGCAGCTTGCTGAAACGTTCTTTCATCCTCGCTTTGTTGAGTACTGTTCAGCCACTCTGCCGCCATTAGCTCGGCTTCTTTTTTGGTTTTTGCCGTGAACGATTTGTACTTCCCTGTTGCTTTGTCATATGCCCTAACACGATAGTTTCCGCTAGGCAGTTTTTTTGCTGTTGCCATGTAAAATCCTCCTAAACATCTTGACAAAATTTTGATTTTATGCTAAGATAATAGGGTACTACCCTACTGTCCATTTGCTGTGGTTTGTCGGTGTTGTACACGCCCTCACAGGTCGCTCTGTGGGGGCATTTTTTATTGGTATGTTTATCCGCCACACACCTTGCAAGGCTTATAGCCTGCGTTCTGAGCTTCCTGCAAGGTCATTGGTGTGCAGGTATCATCATAGTGTCTGCAGAATTCGTTGTGATACTTGTCACCCGAAGCCGTGATATACACGATTGTTTCGGCTGGGTCCTGCGTGGCAGCTGTCGCAGGGATTGCTTCGGTGGTGGTTTCAGGTTCTGCGGTGGTGGTGGTCGTCGTGGTGGTAGCTTTTTCACCCATATCCACTGTGATTGTTATAGGGTCAGATGTCACGCCGTCATATGTGGCGGTCACGTCCGCAAAGCCGTCTTTGAGGGGGTTCACGTCATAGGTGACATATGCACCGCTATCATCATATTCTAACTGACAAACGTCAGGATTGCTGATTTCGATTTTTATATCTTTCGGATCAACGTCCTCTGCGTCGGTTTCACCTGTGATTCGCAAATAGATTATGTGGCTATAGTCACGATTATAGTCATTCAGTGTGATAGAATAGTTGTCATTAGTCCATTCAACCTTTGTCGGTCGCCTATAGCCGAACAGGTGCGCTATTCCATAGACTATGACCGATATAGCGCAGAAAATGATTATCACCAGTAGGCAACCACCCTTTGACGTGCCACTCGTTTTTCGGCCGTGATGAGAACTACGGCTTGACTTTTTCCTGCCGCCCGATGTTGATACATATGACAGTCCTGTGCCTGGTATACCGACAGACTTTGTGCGCCGTCCTGAACTGCTGACACTGTATCGTGCGCCCTTTCCGCCGACACTCAAACCGACGGATTTTTTATTGATGTTCAATTTCGCACCGTTGCCAATTTTGATTGATTTTCTAAAACGTAATCCCATGGTTATGCTCCTTCTTCTATGTAGTACAAAAATGCGGACAGGTTTAAAATTCCTATTGACAATCGTCGTAATATAGGATATACTAGATACATCGAACAAATGTTCTATAATAATTATATCAACTTTGGGTATGCTAACCCCGAGGTGATATAAAATGCCACTCTACGAAATTAAACTGAAAGAATTGCGAAAGAGAGCACGTCTAACTCTCGTTGAGCTTGCGGAAAGAACAGGTGTTAGCAAATCCGCCTTGTCGAAAATCGAAACAGGTGAAAGTGTACCAAGAATAGACACCATAGTGCTTTTGGTAATTTTCTTCAAATGTGAACTTGCAGATTTGGTTGTAATTCACAAATAAATTCCTGTTTAGTGGAATTTTATTGCCAATATATTGGTCTTATTGTATTATTATGTGAAAAGGGAAAGGAATGGTCTAATATGAAGATAACGGACGAAGAGCTAGAAATGATTGAAAAGCTGAGATCCTTATCCCCTGACGGGTTAGAAAAGGCGCTAAACAAATTAGTTGAACTCGCCAAGGAACAAGGAGAGGATCTAAAGCAAAAACAAACAAAAGGTACATAGTTCTGAGCTAACTCATTTGAGTTGGCTTTTTTATTTTAAAGTTGAATGTTTACGGTTTCAGAGTCAAAGCTATCCGTCCAATCATCGGAGTTAAAAATACTAAAATTAAACTCTAACGTTTGCAAATCTGTTGCTGAGATTGAGTTATCTTCCAATGACCAATTTTCTATTATTATAGTGTCGTTAGCTTTCTTGCCGGCGTTTACATCTGTTGACATTGAAGTTTCAATCATAAATCCATTGACAGAAAAATTACGCACCTGTACAGTATAATTTTTATCAGTGTTGTTTTCAATTAACAACTTAACTTCTGGTCCGAATATTCCGTCACTATAGTCCATTCCCT